GCTACTGCCATGTGTCTCTCCTTTGATCATTGAATGGGCATCGCGCCGCCCACAGGCGGCATCTCAGGGCCGGCCGCGGGGAGCGTCTGGTTGGGCTGCATAAGCCCGAGCTGAGCCGCCTTCATGCGCGCGTCCATAGACGCGTTGGCGGCCTTGGCCTGGCGCTCCTGAGCGCCCGCCATCTTCTCGGCCACCTGCGCCTCCTGCATCGGGCTGGGCTGCTGGGGCTGCAGGCCCTGCTGCTTCAAGCCCGTGATGGCCTGGTCGAGCACGCTCTCAATCTGCGTGCTCACGCGGAACTTGGACACGCTCCACTGCAGCAGCGACAGCAGCACAGGCGCCGCCCCAGGCACCGCCTGGGCCATCGGCGCCACCTGGCTGATGAACGCCCCCAGCCCCTGCATGAACTGCACCGCCGCGTCGCGCTCTGCCGCCCAGTCCAGCGCCGCCATCGAGTCGGCCTCGATCGTGATGCGGTACTCGCGCATCTCCTCGCTTTGCAGCAGCTCGATGGCCTGCCCGGCCAGCTGCGCGTCAGGCGTGCGCTCGATGTTGGACCGCCTCACAATCGTCTCGGGCTGCCAGTGCTTGCAGATGATCTCGGCCTTGATGCGCAGCGCCTGGCTGATCCAGTCAGCAATGAAGAACTGCATCAGCTGCACACGCGTCGAACCGAACTGCGCCTTGATCTGCTGCGCGGTCGCCGTCTCGCTCGCCCTCGAGCTGCCCCGCATCACATCCGAGATGCCCAGCACCTCGTAGATCTGCATCGTCTTGTCCTGGCGGTACTGGCGCAGCCTCTCAATAGCGTTGGTCACCTGATCAATCGGCACCCAGTCGACCTGGCCTTTAATCCCGCCACGCTCCGCAAACAACGCCCAGTTGTCCACCGGGATCAGCTGGTTCTCGCTGGCCTGGCTGAACATCCGCTGCAGCCCGTCAGCGTTGCGGTCATACACCCCCACCACCTTGGCCGCGCGGGTCAGCCACGTGATGCGCGTGTTGATCTCGTCAAGCTCGTTGAACTGGTCCTGCGCGAACACGTAGTCGGGGCGCGGCATGAAGTTCGAGCTCGTGACGTTGGCCGCAACCGGCTTGGGACACGGGAAAAACCCCTCAAGCCCCATCGGGTCGTCCTTGACGTCCAGGATCACCGACGCGTTGCGGCTGAACCAGTAGACCTTGCGGCTCTCCTTGCACCAGATCTCAAACACCTCGGCCTTGCTCCAAGGGTCGTGCTTGGGCGTCACCTCGTTGTCAGACTTCTGGCGCTGCTGCCCCATCGGCACCACCTTGGCAATCTCCTCGCCAAACCGCGCCACCAGCTGGTCGTGCGTCATGTACACGCGCCGCGCCACCCACCGCACCTCGCCCCACGTCCGGGCCGGGCTCCACCAGAAGTCCTCCCAGAACACGTAGTCGCACACCGCATCCTCGTCAACAATGCGCTCAGCCTCCTGCGCCGGCGAGATCTCCTCACCCGTCAACGGGTCCAGCACCGCCTCGATCGTGTACGGCTCAGTCTTGACCTCGTAGCGCATCCAGATCTGGCCCAGCCCAACAACCAGCCAATCCTCAATGCCCTGCCGCACATTGGCGTCCCACGTGCTCGTGTCGTCGTCAAAACCCCGGTTCAAGATGCGCTGCAGCATCGTCCCGGCCACCCGCGCCACATCGTCCTCGTAGTCCTGAAACGTCCTCGACACGTCAGCCTTAGGCGGGCGCGCGTACAGCATGCTCAAGAGCACCTTCATCGTGCTCCAGAACAGGTTCACCCGGCTCTCGTCCTTGCCGTAAACGTCGCGCTTGTCCAAATACCGGTGCACGATCCGGCGCGCGTCCTGGTGGAACTTGTCCAGCTCCTTGCCCGCGGCCTCAATCTCCGTGCCCCAGCGCTGCGCCAGCCCCACAGGACTGTCCTGAAAGTCGCTCGCACTCGAGATCTTCTCGTCCATCACCCAATCCTTGCGTCAACCTTCGGCGCCGTGTCCCAAATCTGGTCCAGCGTAAACGCGTAGTGCGCACCAACGCCCTTCGGCGCCGTTGGCGCTTTCGCCTCACGCAGCAATTTTCCCACCACCGGAGACGCAGCAAGCGCCAAGTACCTGAACGCGTCCGCGCCGTGGCTGTGCTGATCGTGCTTGGGCCGGTTGCGGTACGTCTGCGTGCGCTCGTCCCACTCCCTCATGTACGCGCGCAGGTGCTCCAGCCCCTCGTACGTCTTCTCCTCGTCAAACCAGCACCGCGGCAAGATCAACCTGGCCGCCTCGATCCCATCTTGCAAACTCATCTCCGGCACCAACTGCGGCCGGATGCCCGCCTGCAAAAACTGCTCAATGATCGACTTGCCCGTCTGCAAACTCTTAGCGCGCGCGTCGTGCGGGAGGTACACCTTGCCCACCTTGTACGGCCGGCTCTTGATCCAGTCGATGTAATGCCCAATCGGCTGGTTGTCGTCCTCGTAGAACTCCACCACCCTATACCCGTCGCGCGTCGTCTGCCAGCCCCACCAACTGCACGAGTCCGTGTAGCCCAGGTCAGCCACCAGGTCCACCGGCATGTCGTCAGGCGCAAACGCCCCCACCCTCTTCTGGTCGTACGCGTCGCTGATCAGCTTGGCAAAGTACGCCCCAGGCACCGCCGCATCAAAGCTGCACTCGTACTCAACCAAGTACGCGTCGGCAGTCATCTGCGCCTTGGCGTCGCGCAGCTCGTCCGGGTGAATGATGTTGGTCTTACTGGCTGGCAGCTCAAGCAACAAATGGCTCTGCGGGTTGAGCCTGGCCTCCTCCCTGAGGTTCCAGAACATGTTCTTGCCCGCAGGCGTGCCAGCGAAAATCGCCCAGCCGCGCCGGTCACTCAGCGCGGGGCGCAGCACCGTGTACCAGGCGCTCGGCCGAATCTGGCCCACCTCGTCCAGCACCACCCCATCAAAATACATACCCCGCAGCGCGTCGTAGTTGTCCGCGCCCGCCACGTAGATCGTGCTCTCAGCCTTGTGGCCGTTGTGGATGCTGATCTTGAGCTCGCTCTCGTTGGGCTGCTTGCTCCAGAACGGCTTGGTCAAGTCCTTGAGGTAACCCCACGCCACGCGCTTGGCCTGGTCGCGCTGCGGCGCCAGGTACGCAAACTGGGGCTTGGGCAAGCTCGTCTCAAGCGCCCCAATCACCAAGTCCGCACACATCGCCACCGTCTTACCCGCGCGCCGGTGCGCAACCACCACCGTCCAACGCTTGTCGCGGTTGTGCAGCGGCAAGAACACCTGGCGCGGTTGGTATTCCTGCAGGTTCATTTTTGCGGGGCGTTGGTGAAGGGTTCGTTGTTTGCGGGAATCTCAACGGGTCTGGTGGGGGTCGGGAAATTTTGGGGAGGGGCCCCTGCTTCCGCCACCCCCCCGCCCCCGGCTCGACGGGGGGATGGGGGTCGGGCGATTGCCGAGCGCGGCCGCTGCCGGCGCTGGGCGGGCTAGGGAGCGCGCTCGCGCCTCAGTCCGTGCCGCCGTAGCCTGCAGCCACATCGTCGCCTTCTGCGGCCTCCTGTGCGGCCTGGCCGGGTGGCGCCGCTGCCGCCCGCTCCTGGGGTTGCGGATCGACAATCTGAAAGGTGCCGTCCGTTTGCGGTTGCAGATCAAGCACTTGCGTGCGTCGCCCTGCAATTTGTGCCGTTGGTGTGCCAATCTGGCGCGCGCCAAGCCAGCCGAGCTCGAGCTTGATGGCGCCGTCAACGTTGGCATGCACCTGCAAAGGCATGGCCTTCATCACCATACCCGCAAAGATTTGCCGATCGCCAATCCCGCCTTTCGCGCGTTCGATCAGCCAGCCGGCCAACCCTTCGGGATGGCATTTGCCTGGCTGGCTGGCCATCTCAACGGCCTCCCGAATCGTGCGAGTGACGCGGTTGGGCACGCCTTTCGGGCGTCCGGTGGGCGGCAATCGCGCCCCATTTAGCGGGCTAACACCCCCTTTATTCTGTCCCCCTTTTTCGCCCGTTGTTTTTTCTGGCTTCAGCAACGCTTCCGCAAGCAACGGGGCAGCAAGTTTTTCCGCTACCGCGTCGTGCTCATGCATGATGTTCCCTCACCGGTTTGCACTCTGATCACCCGTTCAACAGTCGTGAACCGGTGGCCGTTGAAGCACTCGTACCGCCTGCGCTTGGAGCTGGCGTCAGACACGATGCGCCGCGTCTCAAGCACGTTGGTCGGCGCTTTGCACGTCGGGCACTTCACCCGGCTTTCACCAACAACGCCACCAACCCCACGACAACTGCCAAGAGCGCTGCGACCAGGACCAAGTCCGACGCGCGCCAAAACGCGCCTTGCTCGTCGTCGTACTCACTGGCGGCGTGCGCGGGTTCTGGCTGTTGCTGGTCCATGCCCAGCATTGTGCCTTCATCAACCTTGTGCGGCTTTCGCACCGCCCCGGCAAGCCTGACAGCGCCTTAGGTGAAACGCGTGGCTTTGCTTAGCCGCGGTCGCGGCGGCTGGCGTGATGACTTCAAAGGGTTGCTGGCAATCCTGGCACCACGCCGACCACACATTGACTGTGGTCTGGGTGCCATCGCGCCGGGTATAAGGCCGCTCCTCGACCAACGTGAACGCAAATCTCCTGCGCCCTGACCTGATCCGCACGCGCCCTCCCGACTGGCCTTCCAAAGTGCGCCTGCTGTGCGCGCCTGCTATCGTTTCGATTGCCGCTACAGGAGCAATGCTACCACAGCAGGCGCACCCCCCCTTTTTTCCCCCCACGCGCAGGGGCAAGCCCCCCGCCTTTGGCGGCGGGGGCTATGCCTGCCCCCATCTGCGCCCGCACTGCGCCCGCTAGCAAGCGCACAGCAAGCGCACAGCAAGCGCACCCACCCTGCATCCCTCTTACTCCTGCCCCTTCCACATTGCCGGCGCGCCCGACCCCGACGCCGCCCGCATGCGCCCCACCGCGGTCAGCTGCACGCGCTTGAACGCCTTCCTGTCGTGCCGGTACTCCACCTCCTCGATGAGCCCGTCGCGCTGCATCTGGAACAGCATTGAGAAGAACTCGTTGCGCTCTACGTTTGGGAAGTCCGGCTCGCCGCGCAGGGCCCGCCAGGCGTTGTTGTTCGACGTCGCTGACATCGACAACTTCTGCCCGGCCTGCTCGGCGTTGAGCAGCATCCTGAGCACCGCCACGCGCTGGCCACTGCGCACGAGCGCCGCGGCTGCGGCCGCGCCCACGATTTCCCCAAAGCGCTTGAACACCTTGCTCTGCGGGTCGAACTCGAGCCGCACCTCTTCCTGCAGCGCGCCCAAGTTGCACTTCTCGTGGCGCAGTACGACCGACTGGTCCTCCTCGCGCGTCATGGCCCAGCGCGAGCGCGCTGAGTTGTTCCAGGCTGTGGAGCCGCTGAAGGTGCTGTTGGTGTCCTGGCCTGCGCCTACGCGCACAGAGGCCTTGTCGACGTGCGCGAGCAGCAGCACGGCCGCGCGGCATTGGTGCGCGATCAGGCTCAGGCAGCGCATGAACGCGCGCACCTCGGCGCGGTCGTTTTCGTTGCTTGCAAAGACGTCGCTTGCGTTGTCGATGACGATCACGTCGACATCGAGCAGCAGCGCCTGGTCGGCCAGCCACTGCATGCGCTCGGTGGGCCCGCCGTTGCGCCACAGAACGGTGTCGTGCTGGGTCAAGTCGTACACGTACATTTGGCCGGCCAAGCTTGCGATATCGATGCCAAGGTCGGCGCAGATGTTGGCCACGCGAAAATGCACGGTGTGGGCGTTGTCCTCGCCTGACAGCACCAGCACGCGCGACTGCTGGGTGGGCTTGCCCATGAACTCCGTGCCGTGAGCGAGCGCCGCGGCGAGCTGCAGGCTCAGGTTGGACTTGCCCACGCCGCCGTTGGCAGCAAGCAGCGTCACTGTGCCCTCGGGCAGCCAGCCGTCCCAGCGCCACCGTGGCGGTGTCGGCTCGGTGCCGGCCAACTCTTCCCAGTCCATTGGAGCAAGCGCGCCTAGCTTGCGCTCGGGCGGTTCGCCCGGCTTGTTTAGGTTGACAGTGATCTGGGGCGGGCGGCGCTCGGGCGGGGCAAACTTGGCCGCCGAGTCGACCGCGCGCGGTATCTCGTCGCGCCTGGCCTGCCACCGGGCAAGCTCGGCAGGGTCGCCCGGCCGGGCCTCGTCCATCAAACTTCGCAGGTGCTCGACGGCTGCGCCCGGGAACATGCCCCCCGCGATTAAGGCTGCGGCCAGGCGCGTGATGCTGTCGTGATAGACGCGATCGGCTGGGTTGGGCGCCAGGAGCTTGGCCACCATCTCGCCGGCATGCGTCGAAGCGCCAGAAGCGGCGCTGTGCGCTGGCGCCGCGCCGATCGCGATGCTGCGCTTGAGGTCGTCGAGGTTAATGCCGACCGCGTCGCACGCATCGGCCAGGCTCCAGCGTATGTTGGGCTGCCACAGCTCAAGCCTGACCTGCCACACGCCCGCGGCGCGCGGCTTGGTGTTGCAACCAACTGGCAGCCGCACGTACCGCACGCAGGCGTTTCCTGACGCGTCGTTGGTGCGCCCTCGAGCGGCCAGCGCCGACATGACGCGGTCGACCAGCTCCTTGTCGTAGACGTCCGGGTCCCCCGCGTCCAGAAAAATGCCTACCTGAAACTTGCCCGGGCTGGTTTGGATGGCGTAGCTCACGCCCTTGACGTCGTCCAGCTGCACGTCGTCCAGCACCAGGCTGGCTAAGCGGACGAACGCCTCCTTCTTGCGCGCCACATCGCCTGCGTGAGCGCGCAGCACCGCGGTCGAGTAGTAC